GCGTGACTCCGGTAGGCTAGCCGAGCCTCGCGGTGGCGCGTCAGCGCCGAGAGTAAGCGGATTCGCGGCCGTATGCACTCAGGTCGTGACCAACCCTCATGTACACGTGCGATCGGGAAAGCCCGGACCACCCACTGAACCAAGAGACAGGGTCACCAAGGTTGGCATGGGCGTCTTCGGCCGGCTTGGGAGAACCGTAGGAAGAGGAAGGGATGCCCCACTCCTTACCCAGGTCCGAGGCCACCGCTCCACCGAGGCTGTGCCCCACGACTCGAGTGACGTGGGGCATGTAACGAACCGCGGTTTGGTACCTGTCGGTGTGGTGCGCTGTCCAAGGAAGAGCCGGCCATGTGACGATCTCGGAGACTTTCCTAGTCCCCGCGATGTATAGTGTGCCAGACTCTAAGACCACCCCATCAGGTGAGCGATAGGCCCTACGAAGGGCCGAAATGTCCGATGAATGACCCGGGCCTGTGTCCTACTGACTGCCATCAGAGGGAAGGAGGCCGTCGGGCGCACGTTGCACCAGATTTGCGAGTCCCGGTCCGGTAGTCAAAGGGATGTCATGAACCATCTGTCCAGGCACGGAGGCGATGGGCCACCGGCATAAATATGTCCCTGAGACTGCCAGGTTGTAGGTCTGCTGCGATGTCGGGGTGTCAAGCACCAGCACCATCGTTGTCATAGGCCTAGAGGTCATTGCGGTGCTAGGCCAGTCAGCTATGTGCTTGAACCAATTGTCCACGACCTGGGCGGGCGTCAACCCGTTGTTGTCATCCCATTCGTGGAACGTCTCATATGTAGCATGGTCGCTCATGGTCGCGATAATTTCATGGCGCCGCAGGAGCTGCGCACCAGAGTACGTCTTGACCAGAGGGCTCGAGACCAGATCCAGCCTGACCGCTTCCCATTGTACGCCGGTCATGGCAGTCGGGTTGGTAGGGAACTCGAAGCGGGAAGGGACGTTCGCAGCCATGACAAGACCGCAAGCGTTCACTGCCGCTGTAATGTTCACCAATTGAAGCCCGCACTTCTGGGCCCTAGCCGATGTCGGTGCAGCAAGCAAGTTGGCGATCGTATTGGAGTGGGCCAAACTTGGGATGACAACACCGGAGATCGTTGCGACGGATGCAGACCCCGCATTATACTGGACGATGCTCGCCAGCATGCCGCTAGTACCTACGTTTGTAGCGAAGACCAAGGTGAACGCTCCGGCTGAGGTGGGACAACTGATGTTGACTCGCATCGAACCCTGTTGTAGGAGTGCCTTGGCGGACGGCGCAATGCTAGGCACAATTCCTGGGATCCGTGGGTTCATTGACTTAGTGATAGTCGATGACGAGCCGAACGCTTTCAGGTTCCGCGACGGCACCTGGTTCCCCTTCACGTAGGGGTTGTAGTTCACCTTCTCGGAGCGAACAGAGCGTTTCTCTTTCTTCTGCTTCTTACCGTTCTTGGTCTTGGCCCGCTGCTTGGCGCGGACCACGACTCGCTTCTTCGATCCGGGCATGTTCCGTAACCGCTCTTCTCGACACGATTTGCCAGAGGTTCCCCGAACCTCTCCTCAGGAGGATTTGTGATGCACTTTCAATAGCCGAAGCGGTAGGTGCACCTGAGGCTTGTCCTGGACCATGGGTGTATGGTATGTCCTCCAGGGGGGTACAATGGACCTAAATCAACTTTCCTGGCCGATGAATAGCACCTTCCAAACTCAGTCGATTGGCGTACGTGGGGCTCAAGCATATGTCCACTTCTTGCCGTTCTTGCCGAAAGGTCGGATACAACTCCTAGCCAGGTCCATCGATGGACCGATCCAAGGGAACCGGCTGCTGCAGAAACGCCCGAAGACGCCTCCTAGGCTGCAACAAACCGGCGCGCGAATGAGGCGCCCGTAGCCCCGAGGCCTCTTTCGCGGCAGGCGGGTCAAAACCTGCTCACTACTACTTACATCCGCTTGCCCACCGTACCCTAGCGTACTTGGGCTGACTCTCGCCACCCACGAGTCCCCTACTCATGGGTGGTTCCCCACGCTCCTACGCCGGCTAACCCCCTGACGCGTGTCATCAGGGGGCGCCGCTATGGCCCTCACTTTTTGCGAAGTGAGTGGCGGGGGCCTGCGGTACGGCCCCACTTACCACCACGTTGAAGCGCTGACCAGCCTTCCCCGTTCCAGGGGGTCGTGGTGCTGGCTTGGCTCTGGGTCTTACCACGATTGCGCCGGACTTCCGTCCACCCCTCGTCCTGGGCTGCGGCCGCGCACGCGGGGCCGGCTACAGGCACGGGAGCTGCCACGGGTAGGATTTTGTTGTTCTTCCCTGACTTCCGCGGCTGTCCCTGGCTATGACGCAAAGCTTTCCCCAAAACAGCGAGAGGCTGCTGGGGCGCACCTGAGGATGCGGCTGCTGCGCAAGGACCGTACGGTACCGGCTGCGGGTCCACGCTGTCTGTATCGGCGTCGGATCCCGCACAGGCTGGCTTCACTCGTTTCCTGCCCGACTTGCTAGTGGGCGGGTCGCTGGTACGGGCTTTGACTGAATCGATGATAGCCCGTCGCAGCTCCTCTGCACCCCTCTTTTCTTTCTCGCCAATTTCGATCACCTTGCGCAACCGCGTCGCGGCAAGGGCAAATGTCCCGGCGAGGACGTTCAGAGGGAAGAGTGAGAGGTACGAAGTGGGGTCGAAAATATTGTCGTCCGTGATCTCGATCTGTGATGCCACACTGTCGAGATGGCGTAGTTCCTTCTCGAGGGCTTGTGCCAGACCGTAGAGACGGGGATCGCAGAGCATCCACGCATCAGTGTTGGCGTGGCTGAGTGGTTCCGCGTAAATGTTGACGCGCGAGAACTTCATCTTCGTCCTCGCAAACGCCAAGGCCAATGAATCACCTATGTACCCGGTGGCGTCCTCGAGCTTCCTTGCCTCCATACTCCGGTCCGCATACAGAGGGCGATCAGCATCGGCCGAGAGACCGGAGCGATCACCCTCCTCGAGAGCGCGGAGCTTGCGTAAATGGTACGCTGCGGTCTGTAGCAAAACCCAGCGCACGAACAGGCACTGCTCGAGGTCCACACACATCGACAGGCATCGTGTGGCCGACATTCGATGAAATGTCATGTCGGCGATGCCTACCTTGCCGGTCTTCGTGCTGATGATGCGAAAGTGGGACGAAAGGGTCCACGCGAGTTTGTCGAGTCTCTTCTGCGGTTTGGGAACGCAGGCGTACTCGATGTCACGCCCGCGAGCGAAGACGCAGACGATCGATGAGCACATCTCGACGCACGATTTGGACCCTCCGTGCACATTCAAATGCCCCGCCGACACGTAGGCGGGCTCCCAGCATTCATTGGTAGTGTCAGCGGCGGCTGTCGTGAAATACGTGACGGCCTCGCTGTTGCTTTCTCGCACTTGCACCTGCTCGGTGCTGCCATCAGCGTTCCGGACGGTCTCGGTCTCTGTCCGCAACTTGATCTTGATGGCGTTGTCGTCACCCTCGGTAAGAGCCCCAAAACCAGGGCATGAGCTGCGCAGGGCGACGATTCCTTCGGAGACAAACGTGAAGAATTTCGGACTCTGGAACTTGTCTGGCATGGGCGTCGCGTACTTGCCCGCCAGGTAATCAA